ATCTATACTAAAATTCTTGCTGCAAGTAACTTAATTGCTACTAGAGGAAGAAGAGGACCTGCAACGTTTGCAGTAACAGGTGGAGAAATGGCAACTGCTCTTCAATCTGTAGCTGGATTTATTGCATTCCCGTTATCTAACACAGTTAACCAAGCTGGTGGATCTTTATATCCAATCGGTGCAATTGCTGGGGTAACAATTTATGTAGATCCTAACAGAGCTTTTAATGACTACACAGTAGCTGTAGGACGTAAAGGTGATGGTAATTCTCCTGGTTTGGTATTTATGCCTTACTTAATGGCTGAATCTGTTGAAACAATCGCAGAAGGAACTATGGCTCCTAAAATCGCGGTTAAATCAAGATTTGCTTTAGTAGATGCTGGGTTCAATCCTGAATTAATGTATTACACAATGAACTTTACGTTCGGTGGTGGAGCTCAACTTATCTAATAAGTAGAACCATTGTAATATTTTTATATAGAAAGCCACTCTTCGGAGTGGCTTTTTTGTTCTTATAGCTCAAATATATAAAACAATTAAAAACAATAATAGATCATGTCAAAACTAAAAACATATTCTGAGTTTGTTAACGAAGCACTAATTGATGCCGTTAAGAATCCTATTAAGTGGAAAAAGATTAAAAACAATGCTAAGAAATATCAAAAAGCTAGAGTTGCACAAGCTCTTAACGATGTAGATTATGCTAAGAGAAAAGAAAAAGGTTCAGATACTCTTTCTAAAAAACAACAAGAAGTATTAACGCAGGCTAATAAAGCTAAGAATGCAGCACTAGCAGATACTGCTTCTAATATAGGACAAAGAATGGCTGATTTGGCTACAACTGATGGATTAAAGCAAGTTGTAAAATTAGCTAAGACAAAATCTTCTTTAGCTGCAAATAAGATTGTACTTAAAGCTGCTGACGGTGAAGAAGCAAAAAGATTAAAAATTAAACAAACTAAATTAACTGGAAGAGCCACAGATGCTCAAAAGGCATTAAAAGATTATGAAGCCGAAGGCGATGATAAACCAGCAGAAGACTCTGCAATGCCTACACCTGCTAAAACAGAAAAACCTGCTAAAACAGGAAAAACACCACCACCATTACCAGCAGAAGATAAAGCTGCTAAAGAAGCTGCTGAAGCTGCAGTTACTAAAGCTAAAGCTGCATATGATGCTGTAAAAGACGGAGATGATGAAAAGGCTAAATTACAAGCAGAGATTAAATTTAAACAAGCTCAACAGAAAAAAGCTAAGCTTGATGGTAATGATGAATTATTTCAAGGATTAGGAAATGATATTGGGGAGATAATGAAAAACATGCCAAAAGATGATCCATCTGCAAAATTAGAAGCTGATATTAAAGCTTTTAATGATAGAATAGAAGATGAGAGAACTACGATGAATAACGCTACTAAAGAGTTAGAACAAGCGCAAAGAGATCTGAAAACTGGTAGAGGTTCTGAAGAAAAGGTTCAAAAGTTACAAAAGTCAATTGAAGATAGTAAAGAAGATATTGCAGAGCTTAAGAAAAAAGAAGCTGATGCTAAAAAGAAATTAGCTGCATTACCAGAATCTTTTGAATATGTAGCAGAATCTGTATCTGAGAAATTTGCAAGATTAAGACCAAACCTATAAAATAATTATTAATATGAAATGTGATTGTAAAGTATGTAACTGTGGTTCATCATGTGATTGTACATGCTGTAACTGTTAAATTAAAACTCTATGTATAAAGTTCGTAAAATAAACTTTGGATGGTATAAAAGGCGGTATGGTATTCTTCTGGAAAACCTGCCGCCTTTAAAGCAAAAATTGCTTTTAAATAATCGTCATATGAAATGGCTGGATTCAGATACTCAAGCATTTGAGGTTATCTTTAAAGTAGAAGATATGAATCACCATGAAAAGAATGTCAGTAAAGTTATATGGAATCCTTTTAGAGAAACCTTTACTACTCTTAAACAAATAGAAAAAGACGCAGACTTGGTTGAATGGAATTGTGGAATATGCAAAGTTCCTATTAAATCTAGAATGGATTCAAAGAAAGTAGAAAATTTTGTATGTAGCAAATGTTCTAAAGCCCATAACTCACGGAATAGAAGTGTAGATGGTAGAATTATAGATACATCAATCAAATTTACTAAACACTGTAAACACCTCCTTAAAAGAGAGCAGAAAGAGTTTATGACCTATGCAAAGAGATCATCTAAAGCTTAATGCTTGCGCTAATGTAATTTTAGGGAAAGTGTTTAATTGACTATGTGTAGATGCATTAAAAACAGTTACACCAACTGTTCTTAAATCTTTTTCTAATTCTTTAAATCCTGGTAAAAATTTATCTCTGTATATATGATCACCCGCAGGTCGTGTTGGGTAACCGTCATGAAAATGAGTATCTTTATTAGTATTATGCATATCAAACCCTAATAAGACAATTCTGTTAGCTCCTAAATGATAAGCAAGATTAATTGCTGCATATCCACTATTATACCCATGAGCTAATGTATGAGGATCTTTTTCTAAACCATGCGCCACACCTTTTCGTAAAACTTTTATATCTTTAGTATATTGACTTCCAGGTTTTAAAGAAAACTTTAAACCGCTAAAATTATCTATGTCGTTTTTATACCAAGTATAAAATCTACTATCAGTCCAATATAATACGTCAGCTGTCTGATGAAAAAATACTGCTTTATTAATTACAATAGTTTTAAGCCCTTTTAATTGATCAAAGTTAAAATTCTTTAATGATGGACCTCCACCAATAATATAAATAGTTTCTCCTTCAAATTTTCTTGGAACAGCAGAGTACTCAACTGGTTTCCCGACAGGTACTTCTGAATTTTTAATTTCTAATTGTCTTTGTGAAAGTCCACGAGCAGGAGGTATGCTTTTAATTTTATTAATGTTTCGATTAGGAAGAACCCTTCTGGTAATATTACTTGACCGTACACTTGCTATAGGTTCTTGTGTAATCTTTTTTAGTGCTCTTCTTTGCATTATTTTTTTGTATTTTAATATTTATTCTAGTGTAAACAACTCTCCTACTTTACCATATAAAAATAAATCAATTCATGCGCAATATACAAAACATTTTACTTACAGAAAAATATCGCCCTAAGGCATTAGAGGATTTAATAACTCCTAAGAGAGTAGGAGAAAAATTAAGCAAGGGCGTTTACCAACATTTATTATTACACGGCAGCCCAGGTACAGGAAAAACATCTGCTGCTAAAGTTTTAGTAAAACATTTTAAACATCCATATCTTTATATTAATGCATCAACTGATACCTCGGTAGATGTTGTAAGAAACCGAATTACTGATTTCTGTGCTAATCGTTCTATTATGGATGAGCCAGGAAAAATGAAAGTAATTATATTAGATGAGATCGATGGAGTATCTGATCAATTCTTTAAAGCATTAAGAGCTACAATGGATCAGTTTGCAACTAATGCAAGATTCGTAGCAACATGTAATTATATTAATAAAGTACCAGATCCAATTCAGTCAAGGTTTGAGATGATTGATTTTGATTTTTCTAAAGATGAAGAAACTGAAATAATGAAACACTACATTATGAGGATTCTAAAAATCTGTAAAGATGAAAGTATTGGTATTGATAAACATGCAGCTGTAGAATTAGTAAAAAGAAAATTTCCAGATTTAAGGAACATGCTTAATCAGCTACAAGGGTTTCAGTCACAAGGTAAAGATACAATAACGGTAAATGATATAAAACAATTTAGTTCAGTTTATAAAGATATTTATGATTTAGTTATAGACGGAACAGATCCTGTAAAAAATTATCAATATATGTTATCAAATTATGCAAATAGATCTGATGATGTTTTATCTTCATTAGGTGCAGAGTTTATAGAGTTTGTCCAACAGGAAAGACAATCATATATTCAATTTATACCACAAATAATTATCACAGTAGCAAAGTATCAATCACAAAGGCAGCAAGTAATAGATCCTGCAGTATCAATGCTTGCATGTATTTATGAACTGCAATCAATACTAAACGGAGTATGAGAGCCCAATTCTTAGAAAAATTAATTAAAAAATATCCTAATCATTATCAATTAGGGGCAGCAGTTAGTCATTATTATAATCTTAGACAAAAAGGCTATGATAAAGAATGCTGCGAAGAAAAAACATTAAAAACTACTTTCAATAATAACTAAAATTTGTTATTATTATATTAAATACATTAATATGAGAAAAACAGGAAGGCATACGTTTGTAATAGACGGTAATTATTTTCTTTTTAGAACTCTTTATGTTCTACCTAGAAAATCTAAAAAAACAGAAATGCTTGCTACTGATGAAGATGCAATTGTCTTTATGAGAAAGCTAGCTACAGATTTTGCATATCAAATCCGACTATTCGAAGGCCTTATCGATAAAGTAGTATGGACTATTGATTCAAGATCATGGAGAAAGGATTTTTACCCAGATGCAGAATATAAAGGTAATCGTAAACAAGACAGTTCTATTAATTGGAAAAACTTTTCTAAAGTTACTGAAGAGTTTACCCAGCTACTTATTAAACAAGGTGTTATCTATTCTAAAATAAATGGCGCAGAAGGTGATGATTTAATGTATGCATGGAATACCGAATCATTAGCAAATGACAAATCGGTTATTATGTTCACAGGTGATAGAGATTTAGTTCAATTAGTAAACAGGAGTCAAACTAATAGCACTCATACAATCTTATTCTCACCTGCTCATAAAAAAATGTATACGTATCAAGGCTTTTCTGAATGGCTTACTACCGAGGATGAGGTTTCCTCTAAAGATATATTTGATGTACTAAAAGTATCGGCTTCTCCAGAAGCACAATCAAAAAAATTACTTTCATCAATTATTGCAAAGAAAAAGGTATCAGTAATAGAAGTAGATCCAGAAGAATTCCGTTTTCGTAAAGTTCTTACTGGTGATTCCGGAGATAATGTACCTCCTGCATATTGGCATACATCAACTACAAATGGAAAAACCAGAAGGTATGGTGTCAGTGAAAGCAAGGCTACTGCTATTATAGATGAATTTAAATTAAAACATGGTACCTTATCTCATATGTACTTATATGAAGATGGTTATATTACTGATTTAGCTAATATACTCATTAAACATATGAAAGCTAAACATATGAGTAGAGAGCAGATTATAACTAATCTTAAATCTAATGTTAATTTAATGGTTCTTAGTTCTCACACTATCCCAGAAGGCATATTAGATGAAATGTTCAAATCAGTAGAATCTCAAATAAATGTAAATGAATTAGTATTACCTAATGTATCAACAATGAAAAAAATAGTTGAAGGTACTAAATATGATGGTGATGATAACTCTGCATTTAAAGCTAGCTTCTTCAAAGGTGAATCTGATGATGATGCTGATAATATGTCCTTTATTACAAACAAAAAAACAAAAGGAAAGATTTTCTAAAAAAAGAAAACAATTACATTAATAAGTCGTATAAATAATAAAAGGTAATGAAATTATTTGATTACATAAAGGTCTTGTTTGGTCGAGATCCGCAATGGGAAAAATTAAAAGGGTATGATAAATCTAAAAACTCCTTTATGGTAAATAGGTTTATGAGTATTAAATTTCCTGTTCAAGCAAATATGTTTAATGCATTAAAGATTGATCCAGTAGGACAAGCAGAAGCATGGAGAATGGTTGCATCAAAATTTAATAGAGTACCTGGTTTTATTTATACTAAAACCAAAGCCTCTAAGAAAATAAAACCATGGGTTCCTGAATCTAAAGCTTTAGAATTTTATCTAAAGATTAATGAAATAGGTGAACGTGATTTTAAAGAAGCTATGAAGCACCACCCATCTGAAATTAAAAATGCAATAAAAGTATTAGAAAAACAGATGAGTAATGATGTTGATTGATAAACAATTTGAATTAGAAATACCTACGCATATCGCGTTTACTTTATATAAAAATGATTATGTTGATAATCTTATCATATCAAAAGTAAAAAAAGAATGTATAAATGAATCTGATAAGGATTCAGAATTTATTGTATCATTGGATCAATTCCAAAATGCAATAAAAACCTCAACATTTTTAAGAGGGGAAATGAAAAAAGTAATTGACCAAGATCTATTACCTAACCCTAACTTTAAACCAAATTCCATTTTCTTTTTGCAAGCTATAATTAATAGGCTTGTAAATTTAGAGACCATTACATTTAAGATATCAAATGAAAAGATATTTTCAAGGTTAGTAAAAGTTGGTGACGGTCGAGAAATTGTAAGTTTTCATTTTAATATAATAGAAGGAACTTTTGATCTTACTAAAATATTAAACAGGGAGCAATTAGACATATTCAATAAAAGATTTATGGATGTAGGAATAATGAAAAACAAATACTTAGAAAGAACTTCTTATTTTTATATTAAAGCAGTTACATTATTTGACATATTAGCTGAGATGGAAGAAGCACAAATCTTAGATGCTTTTGATATTATTACAGCAGTTGATCCTAAAATAGAAGAAGACGATCCAATATTATTAGTTAAGACAGATTATACACCGTATTAGAACATGAATATATAAACAAATAATCTTTGTATATGAAATCATTTCTTAATCGTTGTTGTGAATCAAAGCGTGAATGCGTTACATACTTGGTAGTCTTTTTGTGGGTTGCTGTTGGTGTTACTGCTACATTTTTTGATACTGACTTTACTCAATTAGCTGGATATTTTATTTCTTTAACTGGATTCGTGGCATCATACATATTTGGTGAAAGCATGAGACCAAGTAATGATAGTTCTATTTTTAGAAAAGGAAAAAATAGTAAACGAGAAAATCTAATGTATATTACAATTGCACTATGGACCCTTATAGGAGTTTGTGTTATTGTTAAAAATGCTGATCTTATGGGTGCAGCTGCATATTTTGCTGCATTAACACCATTTGTAGGTTCTTATATAATTGGAGAAACTTTTAAAAAGGAAGGTAATTCCGAAAGTTCATATGAACAACAAATAAATTCATAACATGGCAATAACAGGATCCAGTACAGATGCTAATGGCGATCAGTTATTAGTTAGTCTACAGACACCTTATGAAAATGTAACCGAAGTATTAGGATTTACCGATTCTATAACAGGTGAGAGTACCTCTTGTTATTATAATAAAGATTTCAGGTGGGGTATTGATGGTGTAACATATTCTGATTGGGTTCAACTAACAGATGCTAACCTTGAATTATTAGTTTTAAATCCTGCAAATAAATTTTGGATTCAATACAGATATACACAAGTTGGTGATTGTACTTTAACATTTAATTCTATCGCATTAGAAATAGTAACAGATGGTGGTGTAATTTGTAAAATACCTCAAATTGATTGTGGTGGTGTTGACGGTTGCTCAGGAGCGTTAAACTTAGCGTTCGATTGTTGTGAAGGTGGCTGGAACCCATATGACATATCAAGGGCTGGTCAAATGTATACACAGCTATCAGCAATGGCGTCTAACTTATTTGGATTTTGTGTTGATTATTATAAAACCAAAGCGGATCAAAGAAGTAGTGATGTTATCCTAAAAGAATATTCATTATTTGATGTTATTAAATCTGGTGAGGTTAAGATAATGATACCTGATAATGAGCTTCCAACTAGAGACATTGCATTTAATCCATTAATGATGGATTTTCCTGTACAGTTTGAAATTCATATTGTAAAATCTGCATTTGAAGCAGTCTTTGGAATTGGTGCTAAACCACAGATGAGAGACTATTTACATTTTAAACAATTTTTAAATCGCATGTATGAGGTTGATGCAATGGCAGAGGCTGATGACTTTATGTACACTGGATCTTATTGGAGAGTAAGTCTTGTTACATATCAGCAGAGGACAAATGTTGGTTATGAAGATACTGTTGAGGGGCTGGCAGCCGAAGCTTCTACTGAAGCATTAATTTCAAGTGTAGAAGATAAGTTTAGAGTTGAAAGAGAAAATGAATTTAAGGATGTTAGAAAGCCTAATGAGTATAATACTATAGGTAGCCAAGCAAATGATTATGTAAGAAGGGCATTAAATAAAAAAATGACTATTACGGAAGAGAATGTTTACAATCAGTGGACAATCATTTCTAAATATCATTATGCATTAGGAACTTTAGTTAATGGAGGAATAGGCGTTAAATATAAATATAATGGCGGATGGGCTGATACTGAAAATAGAGCATTTACTTTCTGGTTTAGACCAACCTCCAAAGCACCAATAGGCAAAAATGTTGTAATATCATCAATAACTAATAATGCAGGGTATCCTATGATAACTGCACCGGCTGGTGGTTTACCACTTGGAGAGGCTGTTGAAATAAGGGCAGGGGATTGGATTGCTATTAAAGGTACTACTTCATATAACGGAATTCAAAAAGTTAAATCTATTGATTATGCTACTAATACTCTTACATTAGATACTCCATATATTAATGGTACAATAACTAATACCGCTAAGTTTAATAAAGAAGTTAGTAATACGTTTATTTCATATGATACTGATGTTGTACCAAACTTAAGTTTTGTTCAATTAACTTATACTGCAAATTGGTTTATAATTAAACTTAATGATACTTATTATAAATATGACTTATCTAAAAGTTCACTGGTACTTACAAAAGGTAAATGGTATGCTGCAACAATTAATTTAAATAACATAGCAAACCAGTTATCATTATTTTTATATAATACTGTAGAATTAAGTGGTGCAATAAATCCAGATAAGTCTGCTGATCTTACTAGCATATATACTAATACGCAAACGGTACCTAATATTAGTGTACCTAGTGATTATACTTGGAAGTTATTAGGATGTCCAACTGATTTAACTAATATAAGAATATGGAGTGAACCTATTGAAGAAGAATTACAAGAATTAGTATTAAGTCAGTATGTAGTTAAAGATTCTCACTTAGCTTTATTATTAGATAATGCTTCACCAGAATTATTGCTACCAAGAGTTACTAACCCGAGATAACTTGGAATATATATTATAAATTTAGATAAAAATGAAAGACTCGTCGAAAGGAAAATTTCGTGATAGCTTAGGAGATCTCTTAAATGATTTGCCAGATGAAGTAGAAGGTTTAAGTGAAAATTCAGAAGAATTACAACCAGTAAGAATAGAAAGTGGCCAAGCTCTACAATTAAATAAAGCTAAAAATAAAGCTGAAAAGGTAATGAATAGTTTATTAACCTTTTATTTAAGCGAGGAGATTATTGCCGAGCATGAATACATTAGAGCTAAAGCACAATTAGATGAATCAGCTTTATCTATGCTAATAAGACAAATGCAAAATAGTGAAACTGCTATTACTTTATTAATGGAGACTATTCATGAAGGTGATGTGTCACCAAGAATGTTTGAAGTACTTAGTGATTTACAAAGAACTCTTTTAGATATTATTAAAAGTCAAACAATGTATATGGTGGCAATTGAGGAAAATGCTAAAAAGATATCACGCGATGTAGATGTCTATCATAATACTGAGGGTTCATCCTCATCCAATAAACAAAGTGGTATTAAATCTCGAGGGACAAAAGATTTAATGAGAGCTTTACAAGACACAATTAAAGAAGAAGATATACAAGATGTTGATGGAGATGAAAAATAATTATTTGTTAGTTCAAGAGATTGAGCAACAAGAGAGAACAACCGCCAGTGGTATTATTATGGCTAATGAAAAATATAATCGTAAAGTAAAGATTATTAATCCAGGAAATAATAAAGATTTAAAAGAAGGTGATGTTGTATTAAAAAATATGGGCAAAGGAACTATGGTAAAATTAGATAATGTTGAACATGAACTAATTCATATTACAGATCTTATTGCTATTTTAACAGAAGATAATGGCTAAACCGCAAGCAGAATCAGCAGGATTTGAATTTAAGATATCGAAAGGTGCCGAGTCTTTTGCATGGACTAGTCATAAGGTTGAACAATTAATGCTAGCAATTGATGAAGGTTATAAACCAAAGTCTACACCTTTTTATGAAGGTAATCCTAATTTAAGAAAGGGTAATATTGTATTTAATTATACTGATGAAGAGATAAGAGAAATTAAAAAGTGTGCAAAAGATATTGTTTATTTTGCTAATACTTATTGTACTGTAATGACCGATGAAGGTTTACAGACAATTAATTTAAGACCTTACCAAGAAAATATGTTAAGGCAATTTCAAGCCGAAAGATTTAATATATGTTTAGCCAGTAGGCAGGTTGGTAAAACGATATGCTCCTCTATTTTTATTGCTTGGTATTCAGTATTTAACTTTGATAAAAATTCGCTAATACTTTCAAATAAGGGTGCTACAACAAGAGAAATCATTGATAAAGGTAAAACTATATTAGAACATCTACCGTTCTTTATCAAGCCCGGTACACTGAAATGGGATGTTTTTAATTCCAAGTTTGATAACGGTTGTAGAATTATAGGTCAGACAACAACCAAGAAAGCAGCAATCGGTTTTACTATTCATTTATTATTTATGGATGAGTTTGCGCATATACCTGCAAATTTTGTAAATACTTTTTATGAAAATGTATATCCAACAGTATCCGCATCGGCTAACTCTAAAGTAATTATAACTAGTACACCTAACGGCTTTAATAAATTTTATGACATATATACTGCTGCCGATAAAGGCTTAAGTGAGTATATCCCATTTAGAGTTGATTGGTGGGATGTACCTGGTCGTGATGATGCATGGATGCGACAAGAAGTTGCTAACCTAGGAAGCGACGAGGCATTTAATAGACAGTATGGAAATCAATTTATAGCAGGATCTTCTTTACTATTAAATCCAGCTAGTTTAAAAAAGCTTACAGAGAATCAAGTAGAGTTTGAACATAAAGAAATACCAGAATTTGATGATGCTGAAATTAATTACACTGGTATGCTATGGCAACCAGGATTTAATTTAGATGAAATAGAAGAAGATTATAATTACTGGGTATTCTCTGTAGATATTGCTGAAGGAACTGGTGGAGATTATTCTGTTATTAATATTTTCCAAGTAAAGATGCTAGATGAAAGTGATTGGAAATCTGTAACAACACCAGGTAGCTTTGTTGACTTTTTTGGAATTAGGCAAATTGGAAGATTTAGAAGCAATGAGCATACTATTGAAGAATTTGCAAAAACACTTTATATTTTAGCATTTGATTTATTTTATTCTGAAAATGTAAAACTTATTATAGAATGGAATATGTTTGGTGGAGAATTAATAAAAAGAATGGAAACAGTATTTCCACAGAGAAATGATTTTGATGAAGAAAGTGTTGTTAAATTTAAACACCGAGTTGATGCTAAGACAAAATCTTTCGGTCTTAAAGTAAAGAAAGACAATAAACCTATTTTTTGTCAAAATTTTAAAAAATACATTACTCAAAATAAAATTCAAATCTTTGATAGAGATACTGTTAAAGAATCTTCTACGTTTGGTAAACTTCCTAATGGGTCATATGCAGGCCAATTAGGTAATGATGATTTAATTATGACTTGTATAAATAGTTCTGAATTCTTTACTACTTTAGATTTTTCTGATTTTGTCGAAGAAATATATGATGTAATTGATCCATCTATACAAAATCAAATAGAAGAAATACTAGAAAAAGATTCCAAAGGTGGTAATCTAAATTTTGATATCTATGACTTAGTATAAAAAGTAGATACTTGGTAGATATATAAAAAAACTAATAAACAAAAAAAATATAATACAAGATGGCACTAGATCCAAAAATCGCTTCTCTTAAGGCTGCAGGAACATACAGATTTGAATTTGACAAAAGTCAAGTAGTAAGTATTCCTGCTAATCAAACTCGACTAATTGTCGGTTTCTCTAAGACTGGCCCGTTTAATACACCTGTGTTTGTTCCTGATACTGCTTTCTTTAAGCAAGTATACGGAGACATAGACAGAAACTTAGAAAGAAAAGATTCTTTTTTCCACAGAAGCTGTTTAGCAGCATTGGAAAGAGGACCTATTCTTGCTTTAAATTTACTTAACTTAGATGCAGCTGATAAAGTTAGCGCTGTTAGGTTTTCAACATCAGCAACACCAGAAGCACAAAAAAATGAAGGAGCTTTATACGAATACCAAAGATTTTATAACAGAGATAAATTTTGGTTCCCATCAACAGACGATTTTTTACTTAACGTTGGAGCTGATGAAGATGCATTAAGTTCAACAACAGTTAACGATTTATTAGATGTTACTAATTTAGGACAGAATCCTATTTCAGTTATAGTTAAAAAATCTGCACCAACAAATGTTTTACAATATGCTGTAACAGTAGAAGAATGGTATGGTGCTGCTAATGTACCAGGTTATTTAGATAAAGATAGTTTAATATCTGACTTCTTTGTAGATGTTTATGTAATTGAAGGAAACTTTGGTGGAGATTTTAATTCTGTTACTCCTTATGAAAGGTTTGCAGCAGATCCAACATTCCAACAATACTTTGACCCAACACAAGGATTATTAAGAAAGAAATTTTCAACCGATAATACTGATACACAATTAGCTGAATTCTTTAATGAAACAGAAGTTAACTTAAGAGCTACATATACTGCTTGTTTACTTCCTGATTTTGTAGATCTATTAGGTAACAACCTTTTTGTTGAAAAACTTGTAAATGCTGATACTGCATCTACTGGATTATTTGTTACCGTTAATGAAAATTTATTTGATGGTGATACGTTAATAGATGGAGTTCCTGGTGGAATTGATATGGTAGGACATAATCTTGAAGCAGCTACTGCGTTTGGTAGCCAGGATGATGTTAACTTTTTATCATATAGTGGATCGATAGTTTCTGACTTATCTTTCCCAGGAGTCTTTGAACCTGGAACAACTGTTGTAAATAGTACAAGTACAATTACAGTAGAAGTTCCAAGTAGTGGAGATGATATACAAATACAAGTAACAAACACAAATGCTGTTAAAGATGCTATATGGACTGCATTCAGTACAATGACTGCTAATACAACAAGTGTAGTAGGTTCATTTATATTGGCTGCCGGAAAATATGTACCAGTAATATCAGTACAAGTATCAGGTAACACTGTAACTTTATTATTATCTGATGTAGGTGGTATTATACCAGCAAACTTTGCAACAGGTGCTGCTGCGAGTTATACTTATATTAATGAAGCAGACTTTAATTTTGTAGTTGATGAATTCGGACCAATAAATGGTACTCCTGCAGGAATCATAGGTTCTTATGGATCAACGGTTCAAGCTCAATTTGCAAGCGGTGTATTAACTGATGGTGATGAAGCAGTTTTTGAAAAAGGTGGCCAACAATATCAATCATACTTAGTAATGAATGCTATTAGTTATGGATTTATTCATACTGGAGCACCAACTGCAGCAATAAATAAAATTGCAATATCAGATCCTGATTATTTTATGCCAGCTGTTAGAATTACTCCTTATACTGAAGATAGTTATACAAATATAACACCACATAATCAATTTACTATAGATGATCCAGCTGGAGTTTTTATGAAATCTACTAGTACTGCTTTAAATCCTGCTCCGTATGCTGCAGGTATTTTAGGTGTACAAACTTTAAAAGGCGCTCTTAACTTAGGAATTGATATTATAGGTGATTCATTAAATGAGCCAACATTAAAACCTAATCAAATTTTAATAAATTCTGATATAGCTGTAACACCAGAAATAGCTGATGTAATAGTAGGAAATTATTTCGTGCATTTAAATGGTACTGTCGCAGGCGCACCATCAAGGTTAACAAGAATTAATTCTGTTGTAGGTGATTTAACTTCTACAGAATATCCAATTATACCTGCAGGTCAATCTGCAGTATTGGTTACTTGCCAATCTGAAATTGATGTTGAAATATTAACAAACCCAGCACAAAGAAAAGTAGAATTATATTACCCAATTGATTCATGGATTGATTATCTTAATGTATTCCTTTTACCAGGATTTTCATTAGATGCTTCTAAACATGTACCTACTGGAACAAATGCTCAACAAAATAAATGTTTATCTCCAATTTTAGGTGGTACTAATTTATATAAAGCGCTAACCGATAAAGAAACGATTAACTTCCGTTATGTAGTAGATACTTATGGAAATGGAATCGAAGCAAATTGTAAAGCTATCTATACTAACTTATGTGCAGGTAGAAAAAATGCTTTTGCAATAGTTAATGCTCCATCGGCTAAAGACTTTAAGAAAAATACTGATCCAAGCTTTACAGATGCAATTGGTGGTTTATCTTCCAAGTTTATATCTGAAGGTGGAAATCTTGCATTGAATCCAACAATTAGATTCTCGTTACCTTCATCTACAAGTGGAGGTTCATGGGGTGGTTATTATTATCCATTTATGACTGTTAGAGATTTAGGTAAGAACATAAGTGTTCCACCTGCTGCATACGTATCCAATAATTTCATACTTAAATATGAAAACGCATTACCGTGGTCAATCGTGGCTGGAGTAAGACGTGGAGTTATAGGTGGTAATGGGGTTGTAGGTTTAGAATTAAATTTAGATCAAGAAGACCGTTATTACTTAGAGCCATTCGGAATTAATCCGATTGTATTCCAAAGTGGAACAGGACCAACTATATTTGCAAATAAAACTGCACAACAGGTTCCAAAATCTGCTTTAAGTTCAATTAACGTTAGAGAGGTTGTAATTTATATCCAAGATGGTATTGATGCAATTCTTAAAAACTACTTATTCGAATTTAATACAGCACAAACAAGATTAGAAATTAAAACATTAGCTGATAACTTCTTATCTACCATTCAAAATGATGATGGTGTTTATGATTATAGAAATATAATGGATGAAACAAATAACACACCAGAAGTCATTGATCAGAATGTTGGTATCCTAGATACCTATATTGAACCAACTAGAGGTATGGAAATTCTTGTACAAAGAACAACTATTTTAAGAACTGGTGCAATTAGTACAGGAAACTTTCAATAGGGAGTAACTAAAGATGAATATATAAAAAAACAAAAATAAACTATGCCGTTACCACATTATACCCAATCAAGGGCCAGTAGCCAAAGGTTCGAGCCAATCCAACCTAACCTCTTTGAGCTGACTGTATTTTCGCCATTAGGGGATGACACAGGATTAATCTTAGAGCAAGTAAAATCCATTGGAGGATTAAATGCATTAAATCCATCGATTGATCCAATCGCGCAAAAATATAAATTTGCCGATAGATCTTTTGCAGGTATGCCAGCACAAACGTTTGTTGATTTACCAGTTAACTTTACACTTAACTTAAATGATGCAAATGAAAATTACATATATAATACATTCCGTAACTGGACTAATTTAATCTATGATCCATTAACTGGTGAAATGGGATTAAAGAAGGATTATGTAGGTAGTATGATTTTAGTTCAGTATAACCGAGCAGGTGATATTTTTAGAAAGATTACATTTAAAGATGTATTCCCAATACAGCAAATGGATTTTGTTGATGAACTAGCCTATGAAAACCAAGATGCAGTAGAATTAACAATAACTTATCGTTGTGATCACTGGGTTGAGGAGAATGTAGGAGCTTAATACTAATTAATTAAAATTAAAACTGGGAATATTAATGTATTCCCAGTTTTTTTGCCTTCACTCTAATATATAATATAAAATATATAATATAGAAAAATGATAATCTATAAATTACAACAACAAAAAACGAACAAAGTTTATGTAGGGTATTCAGTAAATGATAATCCTAATAACTTTGGATCAGGTAAATACATTAAGAGAGCCGTAAAAGATTTTGGAACTACTTCATTTAACAGAGAAGTCTTAGAAGTTTTTAAAGAAGACGATTCATTAAGTGATATTTTAAAAAGAGTAGAATATTGGATTAATAAATTTAAATCTGATAATCCTAAATATGGTTTTAATGAAACTGTACAGGAGCTTATTCCACAAAAGAAAAAACTTACTAAAAAATTACAAGTATTATTAACGCCTGAGGATGAGGATAGTCTTAATGCAATTATTATACAAAAGTCAATGGAAAACAGGGTTAAGCCTGTTGCCATTTCAAGATATGTTAGACAGTTAATAGTAGAACATATTGTTGATGAAAACAAAATAGAAAAACAATTAATAAAAAATAATTAAAAAATGTCAGAGCACGAAGATAACATTAAAAAGGAGTTTGCAGCTGCTGAAGGTATTTCAGTAGAAGCTACAGAAACCCCTAACAAAGTAATACAAGATTTAGGTAAAGTAGTTACACAACAACAAAAAAATACCATAACTTCTGATGATCCTGAGATTAAAAGAATAAATGCAATGGTTGGGTATACTGCATTAGACCTTAGTGAGTTTCCTTCTAAAGGTAAATTTTATAGAGATGATTTTGAAATTCATATCAGACCTGCAAAAGTTGCAGAAGTTAGAACATTTTCAACTATCGATGAAAATAACTTAAGAGAAGTTGATGAAGGTTTAAATAATATAGTAGTATCATGTAGTAAAGTAATGTATGGATCTACTAGAGGTTCTTATAAGGATATTCTTGAGGAAGATAGAATTTACTTAATACTTTCAATTAGAGAATTAACATTTAAAACTGGTGAACAAACACTAATGATGCCAGTTGGTAAAAAATCATGTAAATCTCAAGATTGTAAATCTCAAGATTCTATGGAGTTAAGAACTTCTAATTTACAATTTAATTCTGTTGTAGAAAAATTTGAAAAATACTATGATAACAGTGATAGATGTTATTCTGTAGCAACTAAAAGTTATGGAGTTATACAAATGGCACCTCCTACAATAGGTGTTATGAGGGCGATAACTGATTATATCAGAGATAGAGAAGAGAAAAACTTAGGGTGGGATAAATCTACACTGGCTATACTACCTTATCTACAGAGAGAATGGAGGGGCTGGAGTGAAAAAGATATATTTGCAAAGATAACATCCTTTCAAGGTTGGGATTCTACAAAATATACAATCGTCTACAGATTAGCTGAAGACATGAAAGTCGGCGTTAAGCCGGAGATGGTATTCCCATGTAAAAGCTGCGGTGAGGAGGTCAGTGTACCGCTCACGTTTCCCGGCGGTATCAAGGCTCTGTTCATTGTTTCAGATATCTCTGCTGAACTTCTTTAAGATTAGAGTATTATTATTAGAAAAGTTGCATCTCCAACCATCAGAGTTGGATTTGCTTCCTTTCTATGAATATGAGTATACCCTGGAAATCTATAATGATTTGTTAAAGGAGCGTAATAAGCAAGAGCAACAAAATACTAAAGACACACAGGATAAATACAATATGGATGGGATGAAATCGCAGGCTCAAAGAAATATGAGTTCTTATAAAACACCTTCACTCCCTAAAATGTCCATGCCGAAATTGTAAAAATAAAATTTAAATGGCTGCTGTAACTCTACAAGACTTAATGAATCCTTTAACTAAGATTCAAGCTGCAACTGAATCATCAGCAGAATCTCTTGATGCATTAACAGTAGCAGTTGCCACAGGAAAGGGGCAGCGTAACGTTCAAACTGACATACTCAGAAAAATACAAGTATCTCTTTCTAATAAGTTAAGTACTCTTGTTGGGGCAACACGTTCGTCTAGCGATAGCTTAGGTGCTGAATTGTCTAATATGCTAGGTCTTTTAATTGAAGCCGTTACTGAGTCTGATGAAACTGGTTTGAGTGGTGGTGAATTGCTAGCAATGAGAGAGCAGAAAATACAAACAAAGCTCTTACAACAAATAGCAGCCGGAAAAGGTGGTTCACCTAAAGGAAAAGCAGTTAAGGTAAAAAAAGGTGAAGGTAAAGTTTCAGATTCATTTAAAGAAGGTGGTGAAGCATTACAATTATTAGGTGCTGGTACAAAAGATTTAGCAATGGGTTTAGCTTTATTTAAAAAAGTACCTAAGAAAGCAATTACAAAATTTAATGATTTAATAACAGGAACTTTTAAAAGAATATCTGAATTTAAATCTAAAGATTTAAAGGATGGTGCTCAATCTTTTGAAATAATATCAAATTCTATTAGTAAATTTGCAAAAGGATTAGTAGTAGCTGCATTTCTATTACCAATAGGAATTGTTGGTGCAAAGCTTTTAAACGTTGCTCTTGGTATAATTACACCTGCTTTTGAAAAATTAAGTGAAAGTGGTAAGGATTTAAAACAAGCTGCTAAATCTTTCCAAATAATATCAAATTCTATTGGAACCTTTGCAAAAGCATTAGCTCTGTCTACAGTTCTATTACCAATAGGCATGGTTGGGGCAAAGCTTTTAACTGTTACTCTTGCTATGCTTCAGCCTGCTTTTGAAAAATTAAGTGAAGGTGGTAAGAAATTAAAGAAAGGTGCTGCAGCTTTTCAAATAATAGCAAATTCTATTGGCAAATTTGCAAAAGCATTAGCTATGTCTGCATTCTTATTACCAATAGGTATGGTTGGTGCAAAGCTTTTAAATACTGCTCTTGGTATAATTACACCTGCTTTTGAAAAATTAGGTAAAGAAGCTAAGACTGTAAAGAAAGGTGCAGAGGTTTTAGATTTAATAAGTTCTTCAATGTTAAAGTTTGCTAAAAATTTAGCTTTAGCTGGATTATTAGCTATTGTTGGACTTGTCGCAATTCCTTTTTTACTTGCTAGTTTAGTTTTAATAGGTGGTGCTATGTTCTTACTTGGTAAGATGAGCAAACCAATAAGAAAAGGCGCAAGGGCATTAGACAGAGTAGGCGATGCTTTAAAATCATTTGCAGTTGGTTTAGCTCTATTTGCAATAACTACATTTTTTATTATGATGCAACCTGAAATTCTTTTAGGAATGGTTGCAAGTATAGTTTTAATAGGTGGGGCTGTCGCTATAATTGGATTATTAAATAAACAAATTAATAAAGGATCATTATCCCTTATGCTTATGGGCGCGGGTTTAATTGTCTTTGGAATAGGCTATGCAATATTTGCAACATTCGTAGCATCAACAGCACCTACTATTGGCGCAGTTGGTATACAATTGGCGGTCTTAGGTGGCATTGGTTTAGTAACTGCACTATTAGGGGCAGGTTTGAGTTTAATAGCGCAAGGTGCACTTTCTCTTTTCCTTATGGGAGTTGGGTTAGCTATATTTGGTATAGGTTATACTCCATTTGCTAAAGCTACAAAAGATGCAACATTAGACAGCGTAGCTGTTCAGGCTGGTGTATTAACTGCATTAGGTTTAGTATTCGCAGCAGCAGGACTTGCCGCGATTGCAATAATACCAGGTGCAGCTGCCTTTGGTGCAATAGGTTTAGGGTTACTAGCATTAGCACCAGGCCTAAAAGCAATGCAGGCTGTTAATTTTACTGAACAAGATGCTCTTAATTTAACAACTACATTAGCAGGTGTAAAGACAGCATTTATAGGACCTCCTAATAAAGGTGGAGTAGTAAGTGGAATCTTTAAGAGTATAGGTGGTGCAATAAGTGGTGGAGCTGATGCGGTTGCAATGACAGCAGCGGCTGTAGGTTTTGGGGCGGCCGGTATGGCATTAACTAAATTATCTAAAGGATTAAAAGATTATCAAAAATTAGGCTGGACTGCTGATGAGAGTTTACAGCTAACAACCGTATTGACTGGTATAACAGGTGCATTCGCTGCTGCTGGCGGCGAAGCTGCAACACCAACTGGGTTATTTGGAGCAGTGTTTGGAAACGCATTCAGCCCTAATGCCACTAAGAAAGGTATTGATTCTGTAATGGGTGCAGGTAAAGCTTTAACTAGTATAGTTGTTGGCTTAACTGAATTCCAAAAATTAGTTGATTCTAAAGTAGACTTTGATGTATTAGGTGAGGCTATTAGTAAAACAGTTGGTTTTATACAAAGAGCGTTTGCTGCTGTTGCCGAAGAAGGAAATGTTGATGCAGGTGGATTCTTTGGTTCTTTATTTGGAATTAAAAAGAATAAAGTTGCAGAAGGGCTTTCATCCGTGCAAGGTGCAGGTAAAGCATTAAAAGATATTGCATTAGGTTTAGGTGAATTTCAAAAATTAGTAGAAAGTAATATAGATTTTGATGCAGTTGGCGCTGCTATCAGCAAATCTGTAGGATTTGTACAACAGGCCTTTGCCGCTGTTGCTGATGAAGGTAATGTGGATGCAGGTGGATTCTTCGGTTCTTTATTTGGAATTAAAAAGAATAAAGTACAAGAAGGCGTACAATCAGTACAAGGTGCAGGTAAAGCATTAAAGGATATCGCATTAGGTTTAAGTGAGTTTCAAAAATTAGTAGAAAGTAACGTAGATTTTGATGCAGTAGGTGCAGCCATTAGTAAATCTATAGGATTTGTACAAGAAGCGTTTGCTGCAGTTGCTGAAGAAGGCAATGTTGAAGCAGGTGGGTTTTGGAGTAGTTTATTTGGAATTAAAAAAAATAAAGTTGCTGAGGGTGTTGCAGCTGTACAAGGCGCAGGTACCGAACTAAATAAAATTGCCACCGCATTAGAAACATTCGCTGGTCTAAAAGATCCAGAAGCCACAGCAAATAGTATTAAACAAGTATTAGGAATGGTTGGTTCTGCATTTGCTTCTATTGGTGGCGCAGAAGAAACTGATGGAAATTGGTTTATGTCTTGGGATGAAAACTTAGTTGAAAAAGGTATTGACGCAGTAGATGGTGCTGGTGATGCATTAATTGATATAGCGGCAGGACTTAAGGCGTTTAGTGGAGATTTTGATCCTGTTTCGGTTGCAAAATCTATTGGTACATTATTAACTTCAATAGGAACGGCATTTAGCGATCTTTATAAAACTAATCCTCTTATATCACCACAACTACACGACTTCTCATCATTCATTGTAACATTAGGAGATGTAGCAGAAAAAGGATTATTAGATAAGGCAGCTGAAGGAATTTCTAAAATCGCAGATTCTATTAATAAAATAGATATTGATAAGACAGTAGCATTTGGTGATCTATTTAAATCAAGCTCTGAACTGTCAGATGATCGCGGAGCATATAAAGCATTAGCTAGAGCAGTAGAAGATATCAGAGATATGATGGCTGAGCCGGCTGATACTGGATTTTCAATCTTTGGACCAAAAACAGAAGGTGAGTCCGGTGGTAATTCTAGTGGTGCTCCTGCTGCAGCAAGATCTGGTTCATCTAACAAAGCATTAGAACGCCAGCTCGGTAAAGTTGCATCTGCAATATCTGGATTCCCTGCACAAATACAAACTGCAATGTTAAGTATACCTGATGGGGCATTTAAGGTTACCAGATAATAAAAACTTTTTATTTTCTTAAAACTAATTTTATTTTTAGCTATATAATATTTATAACAGTTAAAGTTAAAATAGTATGAAAAAGAATATAGTTTGGTTTGACTTAGAAACCACAGGAATCAGCACAACAGCTGACCGCATAATTGAGATCTGTATGATTAAAACAGATTTTGATGGCAATGAGATTGAAACTTACAATCAATTAGTAAACCCAGGAAATGTACAAATGAGAGCCGAGGCTGAAGACAAGCACGGCATATCTTTAGAGATGCTAAAGGATAAACCTACCTTTGAAATGATAGCATCTGAAATCAATGACTTTATTGGTGATAGTGACTTAGGAGGGTATAATGCCTTATTCTTTGATGTTCCTTTCTTATGTGAGGAATTTATGAGATGTGGTATTGTATTTAACCACAGAGGTAGAGCTGTAATGGATCCATTTCTTATATATAGTAATTATGAAAAAAGAGATCTAACAAATACTTATAAAAAATTCACAGGTAAAGATTTAGAAGGCGCTCATAGGGCTGAAGCTGATGTTAGAGCTACTATGGAAATATTTCAAAAACAAAGAGAAGTTTATGATATGCCACAAACTGCTGAAGAAATTGATAAGGTAGTAAATACTCGTAGAGCTGATCAAGTTGATTTAGGAAGTAAGTTAAAGTTTGATGAAGTAAATGGAAAGAGAACAATTGTATTTAATTTTGGAAAGAATAAAGGTAAATCTTTTAAGGAAGTATTTGAAATGGACGGAAGATATATTGATTGGATTATTGATAAAGGTGAATTTTCAACAGAGTTAAAGGTTATTTGCAAAAAATTAGTTGCAAAGTTTAAAGCTGAAGAAAATAAAAATATAGAAATGCCATACTAATCTTTCAGAAAGAGAAAAGATTTGTTACTATTATAATATACTGAACAATAACATTAGATAAAATGACCAGATTAGAAAGACCAGATTTAGCAACAAACGTATCATTCCACGGCCATTATTTTATGGCAACGAAACAAGACATAGAAAAAGTATGTGGCACTGTAATGTATACAGATAATGATGTTGATGAAAAAACTCAAAATGAATGGGAAATGCAAACCGAAGATGGTACTGCAATTACCATATATGATTACAAAGAATATCGTGAATATTCTGATGATGAAAAAATTGAATGGCACATAGGTGCAAATAATAGATTTGGTGCAAAAAAAGGTTATGATGAATTAAAAAGAGCATTTCATCTACATCCTAAAGTTACTTATAATATATAATAAAGTTCATTGAATTATTGGGGGTGAACGGTTTTTGACAATCTGATTGAAATAAGAACTACAGCACCGGGTGATGACCTACATCAACCTTAGCCGACAACGCTGAGTTAGCAATGGCTGCCTAACTAGGTAAGTAATGCACATCATGTTATTAGTATGCTTGTAAATAACTAAGATGTAAAAGGAAGCAGATTGCGGTTTTAGTAATGTACCCTAAACATTGCAACCAATAGAGCCTTTATGATTTTGTGGCCATGGAATATCAAAATCTGATTTTGGAAGTTTAAATAAACTTATCCTAAGCTGTAAGAAATGTTTTTATGAATACTTATTGGACGTGGGTTCGAATCCCACCACCTCCACAAAGGGGAATTAGCTCAGCTGGCTAGAGCGCCTGCCTTGCACGCAGGAGGTCATCGGTTCGACTCCGATATTCTCCACAATAATAAAAATAAAAATAGTTAAATAAGTAATGACAACAAATCAAGAAACAAACAACGGACAAACACAAGTTAACCAAACTAGGAACTCGTTTAATGGCAAAGTATCCAAGTATAAAATGTTAGGCTCTTCTAAAAAGGTACAGTGGGATAACGTAAGAAGAAACAGATCAATATGACAAATGATTATTCATATGTTATGAAGGTAATAAGAAATAAAAATAATACCCGCCGCCATTACCCTGCTCTTAAAAGATTAATATCTATCTGGGAAATTAAATGGCAACATTCATACAAAGAAAAATACTTTGAACTTTATTTACATTCTCTTAACACTACACTCAAAAGATCATTTCAGTAAACAAATAGATAAATTGACTATATAAAAATAAAAATATGGCAGTAAACATTGAAAAGAAATACCAGAAACTAACAGACACAGAGCATGTATTGTTAAGGCCTGGTATGTATGTTGGATCTATTAAGCCACATACTGAAGAAGTATTTTTACCAATGAAAGGTAAAGATCAATTTCAACTTACTGAAGTAACTTATAATCCAGGCTTCTTAAAACTCTTTGATGAAATCGTTTCCAACTCAGTAGATGAACATAAAAGAAATACTAAATTAAATAAAGTTAAGGTAAACATTGATATGTCTACTGGCCAAATATCAATTTGGGACAACGGAGGAATACCTGTAAAGATTCATAAAGAGTATGATGAGTGGGTACCTGAAATGATTTTTTCAAACTTAAAGGCTGGTAGTAATTTTGATGATACTGAAGATAGGGTCGTTGTTGGAACAAATGGTGTAGGTAGTACACTAACAAATATATTTAGTAAAGAATTCACTATTGAAACTTGTGATGGTAAAAAACAATTTGTTCAGACTTTTAAAAATAATATGTCTGAGCGCTCTAAGGCTAAAATTACAAATAAGAAAACTGCATTTACAAAAATAACATATCTTACTGATTTTAAAAGATTTGATTTAAAAGGTATTGATAAGAATCATTATTTAATGATTACTAAAAGACTTATTGATATTGCAGCATGTAATCCTACCCTTAAAATATTCTTAAATGATAAACCTATTGCATTTAGAACTTTTAAAGATTATGCAAGTCGTTATGTAACTCCAGTATTTTATGATCAATCAGAACATTGGAAAATTGGAATAGGACATTCAACGACAGGCTTTAAAGCAATATCATTTGTTAATTCAGTTGAAACTAAAGACGGCGGTACTCATGTTAATAATATAGACTGGCAAATTACATCTTATCTTAGGGATAAAATTAAAAGGAAATATAGAGTAGACGTAAAGCCTTCTGAATTAAGACAGCATTTATATTTGTTTATTAACTGTACTGTTATTAATCCAGCGTTCTCTTCTCAAACAAAGGAAAAATTAATTACTGCTCCTAAGGATTTTGGTACAAGCCATGTTTTAAGTGAAAAAGTGTTGAGGCAAGTTTTAAATTCTGAAATCATACAATCAGTATTAGATTGGATTGAAAGAAAAAAAGATGCTGATGAAAGAGCAAAACTTAGAAAATTAAATAAAGGTTTAGATAAAACTAAAGTTCTTAAATTAATTGATGCAAAGAAAAGAGGTGATAGAGAAAAATGTACACTTGCTATATTTGAAGGCGATTCTGCATCCTCTGCATTTAGAAGATATAGAGAGCCACAGTACCAAGGAGCATTTCCATTAAGAGGTAAATTTATAAATGTTAGAGAATTAACGGCATCCAAGGTTGTGCAGAATAAAGAGGTACAATCTATGATGGCTGCTATGGGTTTAAAGATCGGACATGAACCTAAAGATCTAAGATATGGTAAAATACTTTTGTATACCGATGCAGATGTAGACGGTAATTCTATTGCAGCACTACTGATTAATTTCTTAGGTAAATACTGGCCAGAATTATTTAGCGAAGGTAGAGTACTTAAAGTAGAAACACCTCTGATGGTTGCAAAGAAAGGTAAAGAATCTTTAAACTTTTATTCAGATAATGATTATCAAGAATGGGAATCTAAACAGAGAAATTTAAATTCTTGGTCAATCGAATATAAGAAAGGTTTGGCTGCATTGGAAGATGCAGAATATAAAGAGATCATTAGAAGCCCGAGAACTTTTACTCTTACTAAAGACAATGGATTTAATAATACATTAGATATCTGGTTTTCTAAAGATTCTACACCGCGTAAAGGAAAGATACTTGGGGAGACTGTAATAATTAAAAACAACAAATCATTATTTTAAATGAAAAAAACTAGAACTGTAACATCTTTTTTTGATAAAGAATATTTAGATTATGCAAGATATGTTGTAGAAAACAGAGCTATACCAAGTTGCATCGATGGACTTAAACCAACACAGAGAAAGGTTGTTTATATTGCAAATAAAATATGGAAAACTGGTAATGAAAAACCTATGAAGTTATTTCAGCTTGCAGGTAGAGTTGCAGCTGAAGCATTTTATCATCATGGTAATACTTCATTAGAATCTTCAATGGTTGGAATGGCTCAAAAATTTAAAAATTCATTACCATTATTAGAAGGCGTTGGTCAGTTTGGTTCTTTAAGAAGCCCTGCTGCTGGTGCACCTCGTTACATTAGTGCAAAGCTACATCCTAACTTTAGATTACTTTATCAAGATTTTGATTTATTAGAAAATAAAATAGAAGAAGGTGAAAAAATAGAACCTGCATTTTTCTTACCAATTGTACCAACTGTTATATTAAATGGTACATCAGGAATTGCTGTTGGTTTTGCTACAAATATTTTAAATAGAAATCCTAAAGATGTAGTAGATGCATGTATATCTACTCTTAATAATAAAAAGATGAAAGTATTAGCTCCGTGGATACAGGAATTTAAAGGAACTTTTATTAGAGATTTAGAAAATCCAAAAACATGGAAGATTAAAGGTCAGTATCAAATTATTAATACAACTACCGTAAAGATAACTGCAATACCACCAAACTATACATATGAAAGGTATGAAGAAATATTAAATCTTTTACAAGAAAAAGGTATCATAACTTCTTATGATGATAATTCATCTGAAACTATTGAGTACATATTAAAGTTCAGAAGGTCTGTGTTAAATAGCTTAGTAAGCAGTGAAGGTAAATTGGAAAGAACTTTAAGATTAAATACACAAGAAACTGAAAACCTAACAACACTAGATGAAAATGGCAAATTAAAGATTTTTGATAAAGCTGAAGATATTGTAAAACATTTTGTAGACGTAAGGTTAGGATGGTACCAAACACGAAAAGATTATTTAATTGATAAAACAGAAAAGCAATTATCATTAGTAACAAATAAAGCAAGGTTCATTAAAGATATTATTGATAGTAAGTTAAAAATTAATAATGTACCTAAAGAAAAAATTGTAACTTATTTAAAAACTAATGCGTATGATACTGTTCATGGTTCATATGATTATCTTTTATCAATGGCTATTCATTCTTTAACAAAAGAAAGATATGAAAAATTATTATTAGAAAAAGAAGGGTGTATTATTGCACTCAAAACATTAAAAGCAACCGATCCTAAAGAAATGTATTTAACAGATCTTAAAAAATTAAAGCAATCAATTAAGTAAACTTTTTTTAAAAACAACATATAATAATAAATCAATCTATATGAACACTTATCAATTTTGTATAAAAAACGATTGCCGAATAGCTTGTATTGCGAACAGCGAAGATAAAGCATGGAAATGGTTAGGAAAAACAAAAAACCTTACAACGGAGAGTGTAAAAAAACTTTATAAAATTAAATTAAAACAATATGATAAAAGAACAATCATCCACAGTTGATTCATCAATGATCAACAAATACGTTTATAACTTTGCCACTGGTACTCTCAAGGTAGAATTTACAGGTGGAGCTTTATATGAATATGCAAATGTAGATCCTGAATTATATAATAATTTATGTAAAGCAGATTCAATTGGCAAATTCTTTAACGAGAAAATTAAAAATAACTTTGAACACATACAACTTTTAACAGACTAAATATGAATAAGAATATAATTTATGATGCTTTAAAATCTCAATTTGAAGCACAGAAGCAATTAGCTTTAGCAACACTAACAATTTATTTAACAAACCCAGTAGGTATAGGTGAACACCCTCAGCATATAGAGGAAATGATGACTTTAACTAGATCATTGGCTGAAGCTGAAGATTGTCTATCAACATTAGAACGAACATTTGAATCTTCAGAAGAAGCTGTCCCGAATGAATAAAGTTATACTAATAGGAAAGGCTGCTGCTGGAAAAGATCATATGAGAAAGGTTTTAGAAGGTAGAGGTTTTACATACGGTACTTCTTATACTACTCGACCGCCTAGAGAAGGTGAAATAGATGGCCAAGATTATTACTTTATTTCTGAAAAGGATTTTAAAAGATTTGCAGATAATAATTATTGGTATGAATACGTAGAATTTAACGGTTGGTATTATGGTACTAGCTATGATCAATTTATGAATACTTGTAATCTGTTTGTAATGACACCTAAAGGTGTGGAGGCAGTAAATCCTATTCATAGAAAAGATTGCACAATCATTTATTTAGATATACCTTTAGAAACTAGAACAAAACGATTAAAAGAAAGAGGAGATCTTAATGATAAAATTCAAAGAAGAATAGATGCAGATGAAATTGACTTTAAAGATTTTAAAGATTATGATATTCTCATAAACAATTCTAACTTTTAATCATATAAAAATAAAACATGAGTAAATTCATTATTATAGAAGGTACCGATAAT